CCGGGGGGTTGTAGAAGATGTGGTGCGGGGTCGGGAGTTCGCCCGAGGGTTTGCCGCGCCAGTCGAGGATCAAGATGCTGGGGCGCGGGATGGAATCGGGGACGACTTTGTGGCCGTGGCGGGTGAGGAATTGCCAGCCGCCGGTGACGCCGATCAAGCCGGAGCCGTCGCTGTAGACGCCGCCGCAGTGGCGGTGGGCGCGGAGGTAGACTTGGGCGACGGGATGGCCGGCGCGGACGCTATTGAGGCGGGCGTTGCCAAGGGTGATGGAGAGCGCGGAGGCTTCGAGGTAGGCGCGGCTGGTGGCGCCGATGTGGTGGGTGGCGTCGATGGCGCATCCGTGGATGTTGATGAGCCATTTCTCGCGGGCGACTTCGTCCTGGGCGCCGATGAGTTTGGCGAGGTAGGTCTCCACGTTGTGGGTATGGCATTCGGTGCCTTTGGTGATGAAGGTGGCGGCGGCTTTCGACGTGAGCGGCCGGAGGGCTTCGGCGGCCATGGCGCAGTGGTTTTCGATCAAGCTGGCGACGACTTCGGGCGAGCGATGGTGGATGCCTTCGGTGGCGTCGCCGTTGACGAGGACGGCATACGGATCGCCGGCGGCGAGGTCGGCGACTTGGCCGAGGGCGTTTTGCCAGCATTCCCAGAGCCAGGCTTGGTGGTGGTTCTTGCCGAAGCCGATGGTGTTGCCGGCGAGGTTCTCGCTGTCGGGGGGCATCAAGCCGACGGACGAACCGCAATGCAGATCGGAGCAGACGACGAGGATCGAGGTCTTGGGAGCTGCTTTCTTCTTGGGCATGCGCTTAGTTTGGGGAAGGCGCAGTGGGTATGGAGAGACCGCTTACCTGCGCAAAACCTTCCCGGTGCATAGAGAAAGGAGCGGGACCGTCCGTGGAATAGATCCGGAGAGCATTGGCGACGCCATGCTTTGCAGTATTTTTGACGCGTTGCCTTGCATCCATGCGGGGGGAGCAATGCGGGGGCGACGGGGAAATTGCGAGGGAACGCGGTCGCAATGGGCATGAACTGGCCAGAACGCGCATCAATTAGCGCATTTCTGTGACGAGTGACGGGTGACGAGTGGCGAGTGCGGCGGGTCCGGAGGCCCCGCCCTACCCTACAGACCCTGGGGCGAGGCGATGGCGTCGGCTCTTCGGGCGGCGAGGTCTTCCTTTAAGCCTGCCAGGGCGTCGAGGCCGCCGGCGGTGTGGGCCAAGAGTGTGGGTTGTTGCGCGGTTTGCGGGGCTCTCACGATGGCTTGGGCGTCGGCGAGGTGTTCGTCGATCACCGCCATGAAGGCCGCCCAGAGAGGCGTGCTCTCCGGGACGGCCAGGGCGGCGCGTTTCTCTTTGTCGGTGAGGGTTGGAACCTCGAGCCGGATTTTACGGGTGAGCCAGGTCATTTTGCTTTGAAGCCTCCGCGTTTGTTCTTCATCTGAGCGTAGACCTTCGGGGCGATCGTGCTCTTGGATTTGGGCCGGCTGGTGCCGGCGGCTTTGCGGCGGTTGATGTTGGCATAGAGTCCTTGTTTCATGTTTCTCCTTTCTACCATTTGACTTTGTCGGCCCAATACGCGGCGGACATTTTGCCTTTGGCGATGTTCTTGGCGTGGCGGGCTTTGAAGGCTTTGTTCCGGGCGGTCCCGGCCGGTGATCCCTTCACGCCTTGTTGGCCGAAGCGGATGATTTTCTCGACGCCGCCGGAGCAGGCTTTGACCACGTGCGACTTGGTCGCGTGGCCGGGCGTGCGCCGGGGCGTGTTGCATTTCATGGCTGATTTTCCGATCATAAGAAGAAGTGACGAGTGACTTGTGACGAGTGACGAGAGCCGGAGGTTAGGATTCCTCGAGCTGCAAGGTCTTTACGATGTCGCTGCGGCGGAACCATTTCTTGGCGATGCCGCGGAGTTTGACGGGTTTGAGGAGTCCGCTTTCCAACCACTTGCGGTAGGTCGCGGGGGTGATTTGCAGCCATTCGAGGATGTCTGCGCGTTTTAATAGATGCTTTTGCATTGAGTTGAGGGTTGAGGGTTGAGCGTTGAGGGATTAGTAAGAGCCGAGGGGTTGGCATTCTAAGCTGGCGGGGTCGGCGTAGGCGGCGCCGGCTAACGCGAGGTATCTCGCGCAGTCGATCGCATCTTTTACGGCGCCGTGTTTGCCGTCTTGGCCGGTGTAGGTCATGAAGGCGAAGATGGTGTTTTTGCAGCGTTTGCTGATGTAAAGGCGGGGCTGGTTGGTGGCGCTGATGGGCTTTTGGCGGTCGTAGCTGATCCAGTCTTTGAGGAGCTCGCAGCCTTCGGCGATGGTGTCCCCCGGGGCGGCGAGGAAATCCATGCCGATCTCGGCGCATTCTTCGATCAAGGTGGTCGCGGTCTCGCGGGCGACGGTGCTGGTGTTGCCGTAGCGTGAGTCCATGAGGCGCTCGAAGACGGTGAGGGTCTCGCCGGGGGGGAGGCCGATCTCGCGGGCGTGGTCGCGCTCGATGGCGTCGATCTCGGCTTTGTAGTCGAGGAGGCCGAAGCCGGCGGTCTTTTGCGCGGGCCCGGGTTTGCCATCCATCTTCTTGCCGTCGGGCTCGGCCCAGGCGCCGGGGTAGCCCCAGCCGGGGATGTAGCGATCTTGGTTGGGCCATTCGTCGTAGATGAAGCAGCGGCCGGCGGCGTCGAAGCGGGCCCAGATCATGAACCAGTTGCGGCCGGAGCACGGGTCGACGACGTGGTAGTTGGTGCCTTCGCGGGGGACGCGGTCGGGGTCGATGACGTGGACGCGTTCGTCGAACTTGGCGAACATGTTGCCGATGGATTTGGTGGGGATGCCGTAGGCGCGTTCGAGTTTGAAATCGCGGGATTCGAGGCGGATCTTTTCGGCGAGTTCCTGGTAGCCGCCGAAGGGGTTGTCGATGGTATGGAAGTAAAGGATGCGGGCGCGGAGGCGGGCGGGTTCTTGGAGGACGGGGACGCGTTCGTAGCTGGCGATCTCGCCGGCTTCGTTCTTGATCGGGAGGAGCTCGGCTTCGCGGTCTTCCAATGTCATAGCGCCGTTGAGGTATTCGGCGACGGTGGGCGTGTAGCCGTCGATGGGCGTGAAGGTGGTGAGCATCCAGCCTTTGCGGGTGACGAGGCGCATGCGGGCGGTGGTCAAAAACCGCAGAGGGACCAGTTCGTCGAACCAGATGCCGTCGCACTCCCCTCCCTCGATGGTGTCGTCGGCTTGCGAGTAATTGCGGAACCAGACTTGGCTGCCATTGGGGAGGACGAAGGAGTTTTCGGCGAAGCCGGTTTTCTGTCCGTAGGAGATATTCGTGACTTTGCTTTTGCGGGTATGACGAAGTTCGGGGGGCATGAAGTGCCAGAACAGGGGTTGCATCATTTCGATGCTGGTGGCGCTGGTGGTCTGGAAGGCCCAGAAGCGGCCGTTGGGTTTCTCGAGCATGCAGCGCATCATGCGCTTGGCGGCGTAGGTGGATTTGCCGGAGCGGTTGCCGCCGAGGATGAGGAGTTCGCGGAATTCGTCGAGGAGCTGGTCGGCGCGGTGCCAGATGGGCGGCTCCCATCCGTAGCGGAGCGGGTCTTCTTTCTCGTTGGCGATCTGCTCTTCGCGGATGCGGTGGAATTCGGTGAGCTGGTCGACCGTCATGCGGCGGACGCCGTCGGCAAAGCGCACGAGGATGTTGCCGGCGGGGTCGCGGCCGAGGAGCTCGGGGGCTTTGTGGATGACGTGGTCGCTAAAAATCACAGATTGGAGATTTCAGATTTGAGACTTCCACTCGGGCGGGAGGTCGAGGTCGTAGCCGTGGCCGTCTTGGGGGTTGCCGATCAGGCGGATGTCGGGTTGCCAGTAGAAGCGGAAGTGGCCGCCGGGGCAGCGGACGCCGAATTCGCAGTTGTGGTCGGTGCCGTAGATGACCATGACTTTGGCGGTGCCCTCGCCGTGCTCGGTGATGACGGGCCAGGGGGGATTGAGAGGAAGAATGGTCATGGAGAGTGACGAGTGACTTGTGACTTGTGACGAGGGCGGCGGGTCCGGAGGCCCCGCCCTACCAGGGTTGCTCCCCTGCCCCTTCGGAGGTTTCGGGGGTGAGTTCGCGTTGGGCTTCTTTGATTTTGATGAAGCCGCCGATGAATTTGACGTCGCTTTTGGTGACGCGTTTCCAGGCGGTGAGTTTGTATTCGGCCTGGGTGCCGTCGGGTAAGGTCAACATGGCGGTGCCGCTGAAGTCGGGATGAGTCTCGTCCTTTTTGTATTTGTTGGGGAAGAGGGTCCAGGTGTTGGGTTTGGGTGTGTAGGTGCTCATAGAGATTTGAAATTTAAGATTGGAGATTTGCCTAAGGGCTGTCTTCGGCTTAGAGGGCGGTCAGTCCGCCCGGTCGATTTGGTCGAGGAGTTGGAGGACGTCGTCGAGGGCGCGGACCATGCCGCTCTGGACGACGCAGAGGCGCTCGTAGACGTCGGCCCGCTTGGGGTCGTCGCCGGCGCGGACTTCGGCGGCGAAGCGTTGGTTGTCGCTGTATCGCTGGATGGCCCGGGCGCGGAGCTGGTGGATGCCTTCGCGGACCAAGGTGGCTTGCTTGAGGAGGCGTTCGTTGTGCTCGCGTTCGACTTGCCAGCGTTGGGCCCAGGTGTCGGCGGTGTTTAACTGGGCGTTCATGCGTTCGAGGGTTTCTTGGTGGCTCATGGCTATGCTCCGTCGGTGTCGTTGAAGTTGTTGGGTTTGTAGGTTTGGCGTTCTTCTTTCTTGTTGCTGTAGAGCTTTTCGGTGCTGCTGCGGAATTGGGTGATTTCGGCGTCGAAGTGCATTTCGATGCGGCCGACGGGGCCGTTGCGTTGTTTGGCCAAGATCAGGACGGCTTTGCCTTTGTCTTCTTCTTTATGACTTACGCGTTCGGGGCGGTGGAGTAAGGCGACGACGTCGGCGTCTTGTTCGATGCTGCCGCTCTCGCGGAGGTGGCTGAGCTTGGGCTCGGCGCGTTCTTCGGCGTCGCGGTTGAGTTGGCTCAGGGCGATGACGGGGACGGCTAATTCTTTTGCCGTGGCTTTGAGGCCGGAGCTGATTTCGTCGATCTCGAGGCGGCGGTCCTGGGCGGCGCGTTTGGTGGCGCCTTTCATGAGCTGCAAGTAGTCGACGATGAGGAGTTTGACGCCGTGTTTGGCGACGGCGCGGCGGGCGCGGGCGCGGAAGGCGGCGATGCTGAGCGCGGGGGTCTCGTCGAGGTAGAGGGGGGCGGACTGGATCTCGCCGACGATGCGGCCGAGTTTGCTCATTTCGTCTTTGGACATGAAGCCGTCGCGGACGCGTTGGAGTTTGACGCGGGCTTGGGTGCAGAGGACGCGTTCCATGAGCTCCTCGCCGGTCATTTCGAGGCTGAAAAGGGCGGTGGGGACGGCGTCGTGGAGGCAGGCGTGTTCGGCGATGTTGGTGGCGAAGGCGGATTTGCCCATGCTGGGGCGGGCGGCGATGATGATGAGTTGGCCGGGTTTGAGGCCGCCGGTCATGCGGTCCAAGTCGCTGAAGCCGGTGGCGACGCCGATGGGTTTGCCGCGTTTTTTGTGGGCGAGTTCGATGCGGTTGGCGGCGGCGTCGACGGCGCCGGCGCAGTGGATGAGGCCGGACTGTTTGGTCTCGAGGCGGAGGTCGAGGAGGAGTTTTTCGGAGGCGTCGAGGATGTCGTCGGTGGGTTTGCCGAAGTTGCGGCTTTCGAGGACGAGCTCCATGCCGATGCGGTGGATCTCGCGGCGGCGCCAGTAGTCGCGGAGCTGGTCGGCCCAGTGGGCAACGGTGCTGGCGGTGCAGTGGGTGCGGGTGTATTC